TTCAAAGTTATCTAAAGACAGTAATAGTTCCCCTGTAAAAGGGTCCTTAACTATTCTCATTTTCCACCCCGTAATTATTATAATCAATTAGTTTATTAATAGGGATTAGATATCCCCATGAAGTATTATTATCCCCACCGGGGATTTTTTTAAATGTATTATTCTTAATAATATTCTTTAAATCTTTTGTCTTTAATGTTATGTTAAAACAAAACTTATCTTTACTGTAGAAATTAATGGTCCACCATTCAGCCTGTGTCTTGGCAATCCCACTTTCTTTTCCCCTACTTTGATATTCACAATAGTGATTCCCTGTCTTAATCCACTTATCTCTTTCAGACTTTACCTCAGTCTTTTCCCCTTGTTGTATTTCTGCAACAACTGCTTCCCCTTGCTTACCCCATTCTAAATCATATTTAAAGTTTGCATTATGCTTCATCGATAACCTCCTTTGGATTATTTATTTCTACATACCAAGCAAACTTAGGATTGGATGCTTTCGATTGTTGTTGTGGTAGGTATTGTATATCTTCACCCCAACACTTTTGTTTATACGGACAATACGAACATACAGTTCCTAATATTTTATTACCTGTAGGTTTCTTGTAAAACATTTCTTCTTCAACGTCAAAGCATTTCTCAAAAGGTTTGTCTTCCATTAATGCTTTCGTATTATCTAAAGCTTTTTGAATAGCTTCTTTTCTATATTGAGAATCATCTTGTGGTGGTTCACTCAATAGTATTTCACCGGTAGCTTTGTTAATAACTATCCAACCACCAAAAGGTTTCTTTGTTGCTTCGGAATATAGATACCCTTGAGTTAGATATCCAAACACATCATCTTTAGCAACCTTCTCAAATCCTCCACCACTCTCCCCAAACTTTTTATCAAAGGCAAAAGGTGAAGCTGATTTAATATCATAAACTTTATCATCAATAATAATATCGTATGTGCCTTTCATGTCAAACCATTTTGTTTTGTACTTGACATTCTTTTGTACACCTTGTATATTAGCTTTGGTAGTTCTTAATAACATTACCACAATAGCTTCTAAGATATCACCAAATAAAAACTTTAATTTATTATTATAATTTTCATATGACTGTATAGCATTACCACCGGAATATTTCTTTTCCATTTGTAATTGACATAGTGGTTTGCCAATACTAGACATTCTAATTCTAAACTCAGATTCCCTCTCTTGAGTAAATTGTTTTTCTACTGCTTGTTTGCAGTCTTTAAGAAACTGTTTCAGTATCTCTTTAGGTATTGCCACAGGCTTACGTTGGGCCTGTGACAATAAAGATTTTACTTCTTCTAAGAAAGTCAAGAGGTTATTTCATCCATGATTTCATCATCTAACACATCTTGCTCTGTGACGTGGCCTTTCTTAGCTTTGTTATGTTCTTCTTTTACATAGCTATTCTCTGCCTCCACATATTCTAAGAAACCTTTTAATGTTTCTTTGTCTGAATCAGAAAACTTGACATCTTGATTACTATCTTTTATCTTAGCAACAAAGTATGTGACACTTCCTTTTGTATGCTTTTCTGTTCCATTAAAATCTAGAACAGTATTGTACATTATCTTATTACGTTTAGATAAGCTTTGAAGCATATTGCCTATGGGCATAAAGTTTACACCTCGTACTCTATACAATACAGGTTCGTTTGTCAAGATAATTTCTTCACCTTTTGAAGACTTACCTTTAACCGATACAACACCAAAGACATTTCGATAACAAGTAATCTTATCCTGTTCTATCTTAGCAACAGGGTCTAAGTTTTCTCGTTCTGCTTTGGGTACACTTCCACATGATTCAGTTCCATTGGTATCTATCTTAGAATCAGACCAACTTCTAAACATCACAGTCTTGTAATTATTCTGTTCGTTTTCCTCATCATATTTTTTATATTGAAATGTATTTAAGAAAGGTCTAAAAGAAACTTTCTCTGCATACACTGTGCCTTTGTCTGTGCCTTCTACTTTGTACAGACCTCGTTTGATAGCATTACCGTCACTATCTTCTGCTTCATAGTTAATAGATAACCTAGCTAAAGATGAACCACCCATGTCAGCATCTTGTCCGACCATGGCCATTATCTTATCGTTAGATAAATTATCTAAATTACTTAGTTCGTTTGACATATTTGTCTCCTTATATAAATATATTATATCACAAATCTGTGGATAAGTCAAGCCAATTCGTACCACTCTTGATTTCAAAATCAAGGGGGACATTTAAATCACAATCAAATCTTTCTTTCAGTGATTCTTTTATACCAGAAAACCCTTGGTTTAAACAGTCAAGGACTTGTGAGTATTCTTCCGGATGAACATCAAGTATCACGGAATCATGGACTGTATTAATCAATAAGGTTTTCATATTGTTTTCTTTCAATAGATTCCATACATTAATACAGGCTATAGGAACTATATCTGCCGTGGCAAAACCTTGGACAGGATAGTTTTTAACTGCAGTAGATTGGGTACTACTGCCGTCTTTTCTTCTATAGATATTAGGGAAGTAATATTCTCGACCACTCGGTAGTCTTACTATCTTAGATTTTATTGCAGTGTCTTCTAACTTCTTATGCCACTCTGCAATGTTCTCATACTTCTCTAAAAACTTTTGATAATATTCTTTCTCTTTTTTCTTACCCATCATCCCACCATAGAGAGGTTTAAATGTATGGGCTTTTGCGTCTTGCCTAGAACATCCAATAATATTAGCAGTGTATTGATGCACATCTACACCATTGGCAATATCTTCCATGCCTTGTTTATCTTGTGCTAGGAATACGGCAGTTCTAAATTCTAATTGTGCAAAGTCTACTTCTATAATCTTACCATTGTAGAATCTAGATGTAATCGCTTTCTTGATAGGAAACTTATCACCTCTTGGCATATTTTGGAAGTTAGGTTTAGAACTAGATAGTCTTCCTGTGGTAGTTATATGCTGATTAAAAGAGGGATGAAGTATTCCGTCTTCTCTTGTATTGTCTTTGATACCCGTTATAAATGTATTAAGATAAGTTTCTACTGCACTATATCTCATGATGCTATCTACAAATTCTTTTAATGTACCTTCTGCAAACACCGATATCTTTTTTAGTGTATCTTTGTCTGTCTTAAATCCACCCTGTGATGCGTCATGGATTGTTCTTGGGGACCAACCAAACCCTGCCTTGGCTTCTGTTTCTAAGAATATCATACCCTCACCTTTACAATCAGAACACTTTGACATGTTCTTAAAAGGTGTTCCGTCTACCTTTGTATGTCTAACCAATCCCACACCATTACAAGTTTTACACTGTGTAGCCATTGTTTTGTAGACAGTATCAGTATACTTATCTACATTGTGTTGGAACTCTCTATCAGTCATACGAGGTCTACGTTTAGGCCTTTTCGTTCTTTTGTCTATACCAATGTTAAATAATTCTGCCCATTGTTTTTTATCCTGTACCTTTCTAGAATAAATAACCTTAGATAAATCCTCTGTCGATGATAGATTTATTTTAGTATCACCCATCATTTGACTAACAATTCTATCTATTTTATTTTTTAGTTTGTAGTATTCTTCGTTTAGTTCTTTCTCTACCACATCTAATTTTTCTAGGTCCACATGATTACCATTCATTTCCATATCAATTAATACTTGTAGAAAATCATTCATCAAGTTTCTTGTGGGAATTAGATTAGCATTAGCATGATTATTAAATGCTTCTACTTGAGCATTATATAATTCTCTTGTTATCTTAACATCTTGTTTACCATACTCTTCTAATTTGTCCATAGGTATTTCTTCGATACCATATCCTTCATTCATATAGGTAGCTAGGATATCTGATTTTAAACTGATACCTCTACGTTTACAAGATTCTTTTAGTGATACTGATTTCTTCTCACCTCTATTGATAATATATTCCCCTAGCATTGTATCATATAGTTTACCTTGATAGGTAAATCCACATTGATACAACCATGACATATCAAATTTTAAATTGTGGCCAATAACTAATTCTGATTTATCTAGTATCTCTTGTATAGCTTTTCTACTTTCTGTTAAGTCTTTTTTAATTTCTTCATCATGATAAAAGAAATAGTATTCGTCATTGATACCTACACTCACTAATCTATTATCGGGATTAAATGGTGAGGGGTCACCCTCTTTTGTAAAGGTGGTTTCTATATCTAATACTGTTATCATAAATACCTCATTTCTATATCTGCTTCTGTTTCAATAACAACACGAGCACCACATGGTAAAACAGCTTTATCATTACCTCCATACCTTACGTTGGAGGGTCCATTAATAATAACTTCATGACAATATGTATTCTTACGGCCCTGTTTCACAGTTATTACCGGTTCGTTTTGATTATTTTTTTTATTACTTCTTATGACGTGTTGGTTAACATGAATATATTTTTTCATATTATATCCTTTCTGCGTATCGTGATATTGTGGGTCTAAGTATTACCTCAAACTCAGCATGGTCACCGGTTAGTTTGTTCTTTGATAGTGTCACAAATCGAACACAATCATCTAAATAATTTTCTATTTCATCCTCTTTACCTATCCCTAAGATAACATCTGCTTCTGCTGATTTACCTGTCTTAGAGTTTTCCATAACACTAAACGTAACTCTGGACCTACCCTGTGCTTCTGCTGAAGCTTGGGACATTCCAATCACTAAGATGTTATGTCGCTTGGCTAATTCTCTAGCCTGTCTATATACTTCTCGTAGTTTCTCATGGGTAGCATTGTATTTACCACTGACATTTATCTTATCTAATTGGTCGATGATTAAAATATCTACATCATTAACAGAACAATACTCATCTAAATCATCTATCGTTTTATCCACACAGTCAAAGTTTTCTATGTAAGGACTGATAGAGGACCACTTTTGTTTTGCTAATTCTCTACTACCATTAAGAATATTACCTCGTTGTAATCCTGTGGAAGCATTAAGTAATCTCATCTGAGTTCTGATTGCCGGTTCTTCATTAGCAAATATAGAAACCTTTTTTTGTTGCCATGCAAATCCATGAGGGGAAGCCACAAGACTAATCCAAAAAGCAGTCTTGCCTGTTTCCGGTCTTGCAAATATAATCATAAAGTTTCCACGACCAATACCATTGGTGGCTCTTTGTAGTGAGGGTAAATTAAATTTAAACTCCCCTTGTTCTTGTAAAGCTTCTACAATTTTATCCACATCCTTAGTCACGGCTTCGCTTTCTTCCTGTGTCTTGTCTTCATCCACATCAGCCATAAACTTTTCTACTTGTTTAAATGTACTACTACTTGGATTGTTCGATATATCTAAACATATTCTAGCTAGTTCATCTGCTTTTTTAATACGATACATAGACCTCAATGCAGTTTCTACTACATCATCACTCGGTGCTTCCTGTCTTTCTATGCTATCAATTAATTCATGAATACTTTTTTGAGAAGCATAACTCGTATTAGGAAAGTATGTATTGAAGTAAGCTAACTTTAAA